GGTGTTGCAGTAGTTAATAACAATCAACTTATTGCACAAAATGGTAGTAAAATCATAAGCATAGAAGGCTATGTGATGGATGATAAACAACAGGTAGACAATCAAAAAGTTAGGTCAATGGAACGAGCCTTGTCTGAGTTTATCGCTAACAACGATGAGTTCTTGGAAATGTTTTATGAATTACAAACTGAGTTCAGAGAACATAAACATGAACACAATCATCCGCATACTCATCAAACAGAAGAACAAATACAATCCGCATGGGATGAGATACTGCGAGAAAAAGAAAGCATGGCTACTATGTCTGTACCAACAGAAGAGGACTATGCTCCAGAGTATGTACCAGAACCAAAATCATCAATAGATTACTCTTGTGTCAGAGCAGGAAATAATTTAAGTAATTTTATTAAAAAGGTTAAACTCAGAAAGACTCAAGAGTTTACTGTTAGTTACTCCGTAGATAATTATAATTTAATTGACTTGCAGTACAGTAAAAATATTCCTGCAAACTTAGAAAGAAAAGTTACTGAGTATGTCTTATCGTTTGCGACAACAAAACAATTTTCAAAAAATTGTAGTATCCCAATTAAAGTTGTGGTAAACTAAAATTATGTTATATTTTTCAGAATCCAAAATGTTAACTAAAGATGAATACAAGAGGTTCGTTGATTATAGTGATGAACATTTCACTGATTGGTATGAGAATAAAATCTGTTACTCAGTCAGAGGAATTAAAGATAACTATTTCGTAGAACTTTGGGCTAATGGTCTAGTAACATTCAAAGAGATTTTAACATGAGTAATTTAACACGAACCATAAGCCCTCTATCTCCGTTCATGTATGTGTTAGGTTTGGTTTTCTCCATAGCTCTGAGAGTGGTTAGCTCAAAACTCTCACTTAATTTATTTGTAACCAAAGGAGGTTTTACATGGCAATACTAGAAGGTACTGTAAAATGGGCAAGTATTACTACACCTAATACTAAATTTGAACCTATGTATACAGTTGATTTAATTGTTGACGAGGAAATAGCAAATGATTTTGCCTCTCGTGGACATAAAATAAAACAGCACGATGAAGGTCCTGCAGTTGTTATCAAGAGAAAAGTGAATGGTCCAAACGGAGTGACTAGACCGGCACCTAGACTTCTTGATAAAGACAAGCAAGAAATAAATGTTGCTGTGGGTAATGGTTCTAAGGTCAGAGTACAGTTCAATGAATACTCAGGTGAAGGTAAGTATGGTCCTTATCAGGGATTAGACTTACAAGCTGTACAGGTCGTAGATTTAATTGAATATCGTTCTGCAGATGGTGAAGAACTGTTAGCAGATGGCGAGGAGTTTTAAATGATTATTACAGTAAAAAAAGACGATGGCGAAGTAATTTATGATGTTACTAAGATTACAGACGAGGCAAAGCAAGGAGAGGCTAGAGTTATAATTTCTAAGGTAGGTAATTTAGATACTGTAACTGAAGCACTAAGTTTTGCCTCAGCTACTCACAGAGCAAACTTAGAAAGGTTGCTTGAAGATAGTCCTGAATCAATCGTTGAGCCAGAGACAGAAGTAGTTGAAGCAGAGATTGTCGAAGAAGACAAATCTTAAAAAACAAACTAGACTAGGGTTTTCCCTTAGTTTTTTCCCTAGTCTAGACCATTGGAGATAGAATGGAAGAACGTAAAAGCACGTTTGTAAAACACAAATTACCCTGTAAGAAATGTGGCGGTTCTGACCCCGTATCAATGAATGCGGATGGCTCAGCTTGGTGTTTTAGTTGTTCTACTCGTTTCCCTAAATATGATGAGGACTACGTGCCAGAAGAAACAGTAGAGAAACACAGCAGTACATTTTTAAATTCATACACAGGAATCTTTGATGACTTACAAGACAGAGGTATCTCAAAAGCAACTGCAAGTAAGTTTGGTGTAAGAGTTGTAAAAGACTTAGCAGGTAAGACTATTAAGCATATCTATCCATTCTTCAATGGCACAGAAATAGTCGGCACTAAAACAAGACGTATAGAAGACAAACAGTTTCTATTCAATGGTACTTATGAAGGTACCGGTTTGTTTGGTGAACAACTTTATCGTAACAAAGGCGGTAAGTATCTGACAATAACTGAAGGCGAATGCGATGCGATGGCAGTTCACGAGCTGTTTCAAGGTAAGTATGCAGTCGTATCTATTAAGACTGGCTCTGCAGGAGCAGTAAAAGATATCCGAGAAAGCATAGAGTTTGTTGAATCATTTGAGAATGTAGTCTTATGTTTTGACAATGATAAAGCAGGAAGAGAAGCCACAAAGAAAGTAGCTAGGATTATTAAACCCGGAAAGGTAAGAATCATGGCACTACCTAATGGTTTCAAAGACGCTAATGATATGCTCAAGCAAAAGAAGTTTGCTGAGTTTACACAAGCTTGGTGGGATGCAAAGACTTATACCCCATCAGGTATATTAGATTTATCAGCTAAGAAAGACGAATGGCTAAACAGAGAAGTAAAAGAAAGCATAGCCTATCCTTGGGAAGGACTAAATAAAAAGCTTTACGGTATGCGAAGAGGAGAACTAGTAACTCTGACAGGCGGTACAGGACTTGGTAAGTCTTCAGTAACTAGAGAGTTAGAACACTGGCTAATTAAGAATACACAAGATAATGTAGGTATCGTTGCTCTTGAAGAGAACTGGCTAAGAACTGCAGATGGTATTATATCAATAGAAGCCAATGACAGAATTTATTTAAACGAAACTAGAGATAAATATTCAGACGAACAACTGCAAACTATGTTTGATAATGTTATACAGAAAGGCAGAGTCTTCATTCATGCTCATCTAGGAGCAACAGATATAGAAGAAATCTTTTCTAAACTTAGGTACATCATAGTTGGTTGTCAGTGTAAATGGATTGTAGTAGACCACTTACACATGCTTGTAAACGTAATGACAGAAGGTGATGAACGTAGAGGTATAGATTCATTGATGAACAGATTAAGAAGTCTTGTTGAAGAAACAGGAGTAGGAATGTTCTTAGTGTCTCACTTACGTAGAGCAAACGGAGACAAAGGACATGAGAATGGAGTTGAAGTATCCTTATCTCATTTAAAAGGTTCTCAAGGTATAGCACAACTGTCTGATTGTGTTATTGCATTAGAACGTAATCAACAAGCAGAGAATCCAGAAGAAGCTAACACAACTAAAGTAAGAGTGTTAAAATCTAGGTACACAGGCGATACTGGACTTGCTTGTTCTCTCAGGTATAATCCTGACACCGGTAGACTTTTTGAAGTCTCCGAGGAGCAGACATTCGATAATGAATTTGATTTTTGATATTGAAGCTGATGGACTTACCCCTACTAAAATATGGTGCATAGTTGCCAAAGAACTAGACGGACCAGTACATACTTTTGACCCTACCCAGATAGAAGAAGGTATAAAGTTTTTACAATCAGCTAAAACTCTCATAGGACATAACATCATTGGTTATGATATTCCTGTCTTAGAAAAACTACACAAAGCATCCTTTGTTGATAACAAGTTAGAGGATACCTTAGTCATGTCTAGATTATTTAATCCAGTCAGAGAGAACGGACACAGTTTAAAAACATGGGGATTTAGAGTTAAGTTACCTAAGCAAGAACAACCAGAAGACTTTGAAGAATATACACCTGAAATGCTTGAATACTGCATACAGGATGTAAGGCTAAATGAGGTCGTTTACAAACATCTAATAGAAGAAAGTTCCGGATTCTCTAAACAAAGCATAGACTTAGAACACAAGGTCGCTAAGATTATGAAAGAACAAGAGGCAAACGGATTCTTATTTGATGAAAAAAGAGCTATGACTTTACTAGCACAACTCAAAACTAGGATGACAGAAGTAGAAGACGAAGTACAAGAAACTTTTAAACCTAAGTGGGTAGCTGATAAGGTAGTAAACCCTTACATTAAAAAGGATGGCACCCTATCTATGCGAGGACTTACTGAAGAAGAATACAAAAAATGTTTAGATACAAATAACTTTGAACCATTTACTCGTAAAAAATTGGTAGAGTTTAATTTAGGTTCTCGTAAACAAATAGGAGAATACTTGATTGACTTTGGTTGGAAGCCAAAACGATTTACCCCTACTGGTCAACCAATAGTAGATGAAGGTACGTTAAAAAAGATTGACCACATACCAGAAGCAAGACTGATAGCTGAGTTCTTACTATTACAAAAAAGAATAGCTCAGATATCATCGTGGATGGATGAACTAATTGGTGAACGAGTACATGGTAGCGTTATACCTAATGGTACTATTACAGGTAGAATGACACATAGAAATCCTAATATGGCTCAAGTGCCTAGTGTTATAAACCCTTATGGTAAAGAATGTCGTGCTTGTTGGATAGTGCCGGAAGGTTATAAATTATTAGGTGTTGATGCTAGTGGGCTAGAACTAAGAATGTTAGCTCATTACATGAACGATAAAGATTATATTGACGAGATTTTACATGGAGACATACATACAACTAATCAAAAACTTGCAGGACTTGAATCAAGAAATCAAGCAAAGACTTTCATCTATGCCCTTATATACGGAGCAGGAGATGAGAAGATTGGAAGTGTGGTTGGAGCTAACAGAAAAGCAGGTAAAGAACTTAGAAACCGTTTTCTCACCAACCTCCCTGCACTTGAAAACCTTACGGGAAGAGTTCGAGATGCTTCGAGAAAAGGATATTTAAAAAGTCTTGATGGTCGTAAGATATTTGTACGACACGAACACTCTGCTTTAAATACTTTGTTACAAGGCGGTGGTGCTATTGTAATGAAACAAGCGATGTGCAATTTACATGATGCTATTAAATTAAACTTGTTTGATGCTAAGTTTGTTGCTAATATACATGATGAATGGCAGATACAAGTTAAAGACACCGTAGCTACTTTCGTAGGAATCAAAGGTGTTGAAGCAATAGAACAGGCAGGACAACAATTACATATGCGATGCCCCTTAACAGGGGAATATAAAATCGGGGAGGATTGGAGTGAAACCCACTAAGAAAGATAGAAAGAAGTTTGATATAGATTTAGAGTATGGTACTATCCGGGAAGATAAGATTGCTGATTTGTTTGTTAATAAAAAGATTGAAGTAAAGTCTGAAAGAGACATTTGGCAAAAGACAGGAAATATTTGTATAGAATATCAATCTTACGGTAAACCTTCAGGAATAAAAGCAACTGAAGCAGACTACTGGTTTCATAATTTATGTATAGATGATGAAGAATATTGCACTTTAGTTTTTAAAACAGACATACTTAAAAAAATAGTAGAACAACTTGATACATTTAGAACAGTTAGTGGCGGTGACCATAATGCTAGTAGAATGTTTCTTGTTAATTTACAAAAATTATTTTCTAGTGATGTAATAAAACAATTTAAAAAATTACAAGATAATGATAAAAACGAATAAAAATGATGAACTACTTGACAAAACCAGTCAAGACAATTATAATAAGTTTACTTCTGAATCAGGTCACTGGTATGGTCCAGACGGTGAGCCAATGTATACTATCATTGGTGCAAATGGCAAAGAAAGAAATACAACTCTAAGAGATGCTAAGTCATTAGGATTAGTACCTTCTGTGACCACTATTTTAGGGATGATAGCTAAACCATCCTTGGAAAACTGGAAAATAAATCAAGCTTTAAATTCTGCTTTATCTTTAGAAAGATATGAAGATGAATCTATTGAGTCTTTTACTTATAGATGTAAATTAGATTCTAAACAAATTAGTATGGATGCTGCTAAAGAAGGTACAAAAATTCATGCTAAAATTGAAAAAGGATTTTTAGGTAAGTCTAAAAATAAAATTTACAAAGACATACAGAAGTGGCTTGATAGTAATTATCCTAAAGAAAAATGGATAGCAGAAGATTCTTTCTGTGCTGACTCTGGTTATGGTGGTAAGATAGACTTATATTCTAAATCAGGAATATTTATTGATTTTAAAACTAAAGATAATTTAAAAGATAAAGACCCTGCTAAATTAGTTTATGATGAACATGGAATGCAACTATCGGCTTATGCTCAAGGTTGCGGTTTTGATGATGTAGAAAGAATATCTATATTTGTAGATAGGAAAGATACTAATATTATTCTTTATCATATTTGGGATAAGGAGTCCCATGAAAAACACGTAGCTATGTTTAACAATATATTAGAATATTGGAAGCTTGTAAAAAATTATGACTCAACTATTTTATAATGTTTGATAAAGTAAACAATCCAGAACATTATAATCAAGGTAACATAGAGTGTATAGACGCTATTGAAGCTATGTTAACTTATGAAGAGTTTGTTGGGTATCTACGTGGGAACTCGCTGAAGTATAGATGGAGGTTTCGTTTCAAAAATGGTAAAGAGGACCTACTTAAAGCTGAGTGGTACGAAAGAAAATTATTAAAAGTATTAGAGGATAAAGATGGTTGAAGACAAGGTAGGAGAAAAACCTTATTTAGGAATAATAATAAATTATGACAAAGATAAAAAGCTTGATAAGTTTAGTAAAGATACCATACAAGATAGATATTTATGGGATGCAGAGACTAGTCCTCAGGAAGCCTTTGCTAGAGCTGCTGTTTATGTAAGCACATATAAAGATGAAACAGATTATGAAATGGCTCAAAGAATATATGACTATTCGTCTAATCATTGGTTTATGTTTAGTACACCTATTCTTTCTAATGGTGGCACTACTAGAGGTTTACCTATTAGCTGTTTTTTAAATCATGTGCCTGATAGTAGGCATGGTTTATCAGCCCACTACGATGAAAACATTTGGTTAGCTAGTTCCGGTGGTGGTATTGGTGGTTACTGGGGAGAGGTAAGAAGTGATGGTGTCTCTACTGCTAATGGTAGTAAGTCAACTGGGTCAATACCTTTTATGCATGTTGTTGACTCTCAGATGTTAGCTTTTAATCAAGGTACAACAAGACGTGGTAGCTATGCAGCTTATCTAGATATATCGCATCCAGAGATTGAAGAGTTTATGATAATGCGAAAAGAATCTGGCGGTGATATAAATAGAAAGTGTTTAAACTTACATCATGGTGTTAACATAACAAATGCATTCTTGGATGCTATTCGTAACGATGATGACTGGCGATTGATTGACCCTAAATCTGGGGCTGCTGTTAAGATAGTCAAAGCTAGAGAGTTATGGTCTAAGATATTAGAGACTCGTGCAGAAACTGGTGAGCCTTACTTAGTAAATATAGACACTTGTAACGATGCTTTACCTAAAGAACAAAGAGAGTTAGGATTAGAAGTTAAACAAAGTAACTTATGTTCTGAAATAACGCTAGCTACTAACGAAGAAAGAACTGCTGTATGCTGTTTGTCAAGTGTAAACCTTGAGTACTATGACAAGTGGTCCAAAGATAATCTGTTCATAGAAGATTTAATTACTATGCTTGACAATGTTTTACAGCATTTTATTGACAATGCAGTTGATACTGTACAACTTGGAGAATACAATGCAAACTTTAAAAGGTTTAAAAATTATATCAGAGAAGGTCAAGAAGGTTTCACTAAAGCAGCTTACTCAGCCTATCGTGAAAGGTCTATCGGGCTTGGTGCAATGGGGTTCCATGCTTATCTCCAAAGTAAAAACATTCCCTTTGAAGGTCTATTTGCTACTAGTTTTAATTACAAAGCGTTTAAGCACATTAAAAAATCTGCGGTGGAAGCATCTAAGAGACTCGCTGATAGTAGGGGTGAAGCTCCTGACGTTTCTAACTCTGGTCTTAGGAATGCTCATCTTCTTGCTGTTGCCCCTAATGCTAGTAGTAGTATCATATGCGGTGGTACGTCACCGTCAATAGAACCTTTTAGGGCTAATGTTTACACTCATAAAACTTTATCTGGAAGTTATAAAGTAAAAAATAAATATTTAGAAAAATTAATAAATAAAAAATTTAAAACTGCAGAAGAAAAAGAAAACATTTGGAAAGAAATTAATGTAGCAAAAGGTTCAATACAACATTTAGATGAGTTTAGTGAGCAGGAAAAAGAATTATTTAAGACTGCTAATGAAATTAATCAAATCTGGGTAGTAGAACACGCTTACAAGCGTCAAGAGTTCGTATGTCAGGCTCAGTCAGTCAATTTATTTTTTGTGCCTCCTGAGGCTTCTATGGAGCAGGAAACACATGATGAATATTTACAGTATGTAAGTGACGTACACTGGTACGGTATGAATCAACTAAAGTCTTTGTATTACTTTAGGTCTGATGGAGCTAGAGGTGCAGAGAACGTAAATGTTAAAGTACCTAGAATTAAATTAGATGAAGTAGAATGTATAAGTTGTGAAGGATAATATGAAATGTTGGCACTGTAGTACAGAATTAATTTGGGGTGGAGACCATGATATAGAATATGAAGATTCCGAATATAGCATGGAAACTAATTTAAGTTGTCCAAACTGTAAAACTTTCGTTGTAGTTTACTTACCAAAAGAGGAAAAAAATGAGTATATATTCAGGAACTAAACTGTATGAAGCATTAAAAGCTAGATATGAAGCTGAAATAATAGAAGCAAAAGCTAATATAGAAATTTATTTAGATAACAAAGTAGGTGTAGCAGAGCATCCTAATATTGTTGAATCATTAGATGAGTTGATAGAAAAGTTAGCTGGTGCTGAAGATAAATTAAGAACATTAAAACAAAACTATTAGGAAAATTTATAATGAATCCTTTTAACTTTACTTTAATTTTTTTGGGTATATTTTTTATATTTAGCATTTTTATAATTACAGTGTATAAAGACTTACCTTATACTAACTATTCTGACAATCATCTTTGCATAGCAGATTGTTGGGAACAACAACAACGGAGATAATATGAGCTTACTAGGCACAAGAGATTACTATAAACCATTTCAATATCCTTGGATGTTTGAATACTATGACATGCAAAACAGAATGCATTGGTTACCTTTAGCGGTACCTTTGCACACTGATGTTAAAGACTGGAATGAAAAACTAACAGATAACGAAAAGAATTTATTAACACAAATATTTAGATTGTTTACTCAGTCTGATGTAGACGTAGCGTCTGGTTATGTAGAAAGGTACTTACAATTATTTAAGTTACCAGAAGCTAGAATGATGATGTTATCTTTTGCTAACATGGAATGTGTTCATCAACATGCTTACAGTTTATTATTAGATACAGTGGGTATGCCTGAGATAGAATATAAAGCGTTTTCTGAATACGAAGAAATGTCAGACAAACATAACTACATTATAGACTTTAAAACTAAGAAGTCTGATAAAAGGTCTATAGCAAAAGCCTTAGCTGTATACTCTGCTTTTACTGAAGGCTTACAACTCTTTAGTAGCTTTGCAATCTTGATGAACTTTCAAAGGTTTGGCAAGATGAAAGGTATGTGTCAGATAGTTGCATGGTCTATCAAGGATGAAAGTCTCCATGTCGAAGGCATGACTAGAATGTTTAGAGAGTTTATACAAGAGAACATAGACATATGGACAGATGACTTTAAAAAAGAAATCTATCAAATATGTAGAGAGATGGTTAAGTTAGAAGATAAGTTTTTAGACTTAGTATTTGAGATGGGTAACATCGAAGGTTTAACCAAAGAAGAAATGTATGCTTACAATAGATACATTGCTGATAGAAGATTACTTCAGTTAGGACTTAAACCTAACTATAAACAAAAAGAAAATCCGCTTACATGGTTGGATGATGTGTTAGGAGTAGAACACCAAAACTTTTTCGAAGGTAGAGCTACTGCATATCAAAAAGGAGGACTCAGAGGCGATTATGGACAATTAACCTTTGCAGGATTTGATAATGAGAAAGAAGAGAAAAGAGGCTAAACTATTAAGTTATAGCCTACTGTATGATAAGACAGGTAAACTAATTACTGAGAGAACTTCAACAGACATAAAAGAACTTGAAAAATTTTTTACACCTGAAGAGTATCAAACTCTAAGAACTATAATTAGAGAAGCTACTCAACAATTAGATACTGTTCACAACCACATAGAGTCTTGTTTGAACTCTAGGATTATGAACAGTAAATAATTAAAAAGTATTAAATGCAGTGTAGAAAAAGCCTAGTAAAAACCAAAAGCTAAAACATAGAATACAGATTTCTTCTGTACGACCCACCGTACCTCCTATCAATCTCGTTGTTTGATGGTTAGTGTATTATCACCACCACCATTGATTACTATTTGGGTACTCTTGCCATCTTGTATTAAGTAGATAGTATAGGACCCGCCCTTGTCTGCATCCACACGAACCGTATCCGATACACTTCTAAGTAAAGTAATCGTGTTACCGGTTATAAACGTATTTATTTGTGTAGTTGCATCGAAACCGAGCTGAGTTCCTTTTACTGCTACTTCGTTAACTTTAGAGGTTTCTTCTTTCTCTAGTTCGTCAATTTCTTCTAAGATATCTAATAAGTCTTCTAAAAAGTTTACATCAAGATAGTTAACATCTAACTCAGTAAACTCTAAATCATCCTCTAAATAATCTTTATCGAGTTCTTCAAACTCTAAAAAATCAACATCCAATAGATTAGAATTAGAAGTACTGCTAGACTCAGCAGTTTCTAATCGTTCTTCTTGTGGAGGATTAACAATCAACATGTTGTCAATCAAATCTAAAGTGATGTCTAGTATGACAGGTTTTGTCGGCATGGCTTCAAAGACCGAAGCTGTGGTTGCCTGATAGGGTTGGTTGAGAACAACCTGACCTGCTGCTGTCGAAACAACTATTTCACCACTTGAAGTACCGTCTGCTAGAGGCAGTAGAATAATCAAAGACCTACCTAGCTCATCAACGGTCACCGTAAAATCCGTACCACGTATACCAATCGTGGCACTATTAGTTCTTAGAACTATATTTTCTTTTTTTACTTTACCTAAGGAACCAGTAATAAACCTAGCAGTTCCTTTGGCAAAGGTTAGAGCCATCTTTGACTTATCTGGATTAGGGTCAAAAACAAACTCATCAATTATAACTTGAGAGTGCTCTGTAATCTTTATAGTGGTATCGTCTATAAAGGTTATGCCCATTCTGCCATTAGCAGTCTGAACATTATCGTAACTGTTTATATCAAAATCTAACTGTGCTTGATATTCTTGGTCTCTAACAACACGACCAACACCATTTACTTCTGTAATATTTCCTACATTAACATCCGACTGCAGTACCGCCATCGTCTTGGTTGACGCAAATAGTACCGTTAGAGCCAGTGCTAAGTATTTTAAGCCAGTCATTATCTAATGTGCTTTGTTGTGTAACATTAAAAGTTCTAGAGCTACCTGTCTGGTCTAAATAAAAGTAACCTCCAGCATAGCCATCAGCGTCTAGCGTTACTGTGTTATCATCACCATCTATATCCATGTAGTTTGTTGCAGTGTCGTAATCTATAGCAGCAGTCACTGAATTGTTAGAACCATTTATAGTCCAGTCTAAATCAAGTGTTGAAGCCATAGCTGCATTTGCTTGATTCAAACTAAACGTGTTGCTACTACCAGTTACATCAACATTCACATCAGAAGTATCAGCTCCGTATGTGTTTGTTGGGTCTGTTTGCATAGTAAAGTTATTTGATGACCCACTAAAGTTAAAGTAACCAGTGTAAGAATCTGCAGTTATATCTCCTCTAAAAATATTACTACTTCCTATTTGGTTAATATCTAGTGTCATACTAGTACCGTCTAAATCTAACGGTGTCATATTACCTGCAGCAGCGTTTAGTCCTCCTATTAGATTACCAGAACCTATTTGTTCTAAATCTATAGAAGAAGAAGCACCACTTTGGTCTACATATATTTCATTATCTGCAGCCCAAACAGCTCCACTTATAAATAAAATACTAATTAGTTTCTTCATATTGCCAATACCCTCTCTCTATTCCAATATTAATTAATTTTAAAACCCCCGTTTCTATCGCCTTTTGTAAAGCAATAACTCCGCTTTCATTCTGAGCAGTACCACCCTCAAACTCAAACAGTCTTGTACCAACTTCAAAGAATCTAAATATATCGTGGCTGACGCTAACAGATAATATAGACTTTGAGACTAATACTTCTGTCAAGATTTCTCCAGTAGAGACTGAAACTAATCTTAATGAAATCGTTACTGTATCTTCTCGATACTGTTTACTTGAGCTAATACCAAAGTATCTAGCTCCTAAACCACCAGACTTTTCATTAGTTTCATAACTAATTATACCGCCTTGTAATAATATTCCGGCAAAAAGCAGTGGTTTTAACTGCTGGTCCTCATCAAAGTTTTCTCTTGTGGACCTAATTATTTGTCTTTCTTTAGTTAAACTATCTAACCCTACACGTTCTACAACTTTAAAAAACTTACCATTAGCTGCATGTTTTAGTGCTCTAATAACTAAAGCCTCTGGAGCTTGTGTAGTAGCTGTACTAAACAAAGCAAACTTAGAGTTACTATCTCTTTGCCCTGTAAAGTCTTTGAAGCTGTTTTCATAAACAGCGATAGTAGGTTGTCTTTTAGCTGCCGGTAAGTTCTTCAGTTCGTCTGACTGTAAATCTAATATTGAAGCTGCAGTTATAACCTTACCGGGAGCACCTCCCGAGTTTAACAAATCTCCATAATCATGTACGCAACTAGAAAGTAAAACTGCCGATAGGAACAGTAATAACGGTAACTGCACCCTCTTCGTCAGTGACTGTGAGTGTAATGTAATCTCCATCGACTTCATACTCTATTGTATTTCCCTCCAATTCTAACTTACCACTCTCACTCGGAGTCTCACCAAACAAGTTTTCTACAAGCTGTCTGGATAACTGTGCGTATACTCTAGACTCTAAGTTTCTAATAAACCTTGCAAGTGTAGTGTTGTCTGCCTCTCTTTCTAGTTCTTCTTGATAAGCTTTTATTTCTTCTTTGATAGCTTCTTTTCTATTAAACTCTTGGTTCTCTATAGTAAGGTAGTGTGCACTAGCACCGATACCAGAAAAACTAGGCAACTTAAAAGAAAAAAGAAGTTCGTCTGCATTTACTAAATTACTACAAAATAAAAGTAAAATTAAACTAATCTTTACGTTGGTCTTTTTGTCCATCTGCCCTCGCTATTCTATCTATTTCTGGTTTTAATCCCATAGCTGCTCTACACATTGCATCTATACGAATCATATCATTGTCCATTTGTCTTATACGGTCTATAAGAGCCACTATCATTGCATGTTGTGTATCAAGCTTCTTGTGTATGTCTGCAATCAAAGACTTAAATAAAGTCCAAACAAGATAGCCTAAACCAAGGGCTGCCACTGCAGGTATCCCTATGGTCTCTACAACTGTTATCCACTCACTCCCCATCTTCTTCGTCTTCCCACAAAGCTAAAGACTCATCTATTATGTCTTGTATAGTTTTTGGTTTCTCCATTATTTTTTAACTAAACTACCACCGAAGTACATTCCGATAATAGCCGATACTAAGTTTGTATCTAATTGAGTAATTACCAAGCCTTCAAAAGTTATCCACTTAAATATCTCTACATCTTTAGTAAAGAATAAAAAGCCCGGTTTAAATTCTGTATAGCCAACTGTAACTAATACATCAGGTGCAAAGACAGCTACAAGTTTCGGTAGGACTACAATAGAAAAAACTGCAGTCAGTGCTATAATTCTTCTAGTCCATTGGAAGCCTTTATCTTTTACATTTCTTGCAGCTTCTACAGCTTGTAACTGAAACTTACCTCGTGTAATTAACAGTTGCTGTTCTTCAGCTTTAGCTTTTCTACTATCAGCCCAAATGCTCATAACTCCACCAAGGACAGTGGAACCAAGCATGGTTATTATTTCAAACGGAAAACCCACTTAGTCCTCCGGTGTAAAATCTAAACTTTTTTCTAGTGTACTATTCACTAAGTCTATAATGTGCTCAGATAGTTCATCAGCTTTGTTTTGATAATTTTTATCTAAAGCTCTAGTAAAATGCATGTCTAATAAGCTTTCATAGACACGTCTAAATTGTTCTCTCTTTAACCAAGGCTCATTACCCTTAGCTCTAGCTTTACAATCTATTTGATAAGCTTTGTCTAAGTCTGATTCTCTATATAGTACTAGCATCTTTTATTAATTTAAAAATATTATTAGTAGATTCTATTCTTCTTTGAGTATGAGGCTTACTTGGCTTTTCCCATCTTTTCATAAATTCAATAGATATTTCTGCTGGAGTTCCTTCAGTCATTATTTTTTTTAGTTTTCTAGCATTACCATATCCTATAACTTCTCTATATTTTTTATCACCAAATATAGTTTCATGCACAAAATCTAATTGTGCTTCTGGAGAGTCTTTTAAATTTTTTTCTAATTTAAATTCTTCGTATAGTTTAGGTAAAGGACCAGAAGGGTCTAATTGAAATAACCCTCTTCCCGGACCACCTATTTGTTTCTGTAAATAATCAAAAGTACCACCTGTTTCAACATCTATATTGCCTAATATTCCTGCAATAGCTTCGTCACGAAGACCAAGATTATTTCTACCATAGTCTACAATAGTGTTAACATTCCCTGCTTTTGTGGTAGCTTTAATTATTTCTTCAAATGGATTACCACCTCTAGAAAACCCTAGTCTTTCCATCTCTAAATCTAAAACATCTTTACCAGAGTATGTTTGACCAGTCTCAGGATTAATACGGTCTGCAGGGTCCTCTATAGTATTAGGAACTTTTGGTCCTTCTACAAGTCCACCTGTAGTTAGTTTTAGCTTTTTAGGTCTGCCTTTTCTAGTGTCCTCTTCTTCATTATTAAATAAGCGTTCATCAAATTCCCTAAGAGTTTTATTAAGTTTTTTCTTTTGCTCATCAGTCATTAAGATAGTAGGTACTTGACTAAAAGGTAAATTTCTATAAACTAATGTAGTCGGTCCAAGTCTATATTCAACCGTATCTAATGCATCACCGAAAGCAGGACCAAATAATCCTCTTAGTACAGATACAATAGGACCAGAACCATATTTATTAGCATCATACATTCTTTTAATTGCTGAACCTTGAGCTAATCCACCGTATCTTTCAATTCCTTCTATAACTTTTTCAGTATCGCTAATTTTTTCATATCTATCAGGATTTCTTAAATAATTATTATTCATAGCTACTGTAGTCATTAATAAAGCTGTTATCAAATTTTTAGGTCCAACTTGCATTGGATAATTAACTAATTCATTAACCATTCTTTTCATTATTGTATTGTTAAACACTGTTGGATATCCTGCGAATTGAAATAAAATTTTGCCTGTACCATTATTTAACCATAAAGACCTATTAGCCTGAGCTTTACTAGGATTTAAAATAATTTCTGTAGTAAATCTTTTAGCACCTTGTAAAACATTTTTATAATAAGGTGATTTTGTAGCTTTACTTTGGTCAAATAAAGATATATCGTTTAAAGAACTGCGATACCAATTCATAGCATCTTTAGGTTGTATACCTAGTTCTAATAATTGTCTTTCTAAATATTCTTTTTGATTCATGCCTAGATTTCTAAAACTACCTGTAGATAATTTTTTTACACCTACTGCATCGTCATAAAGTTTTCTAGCATTTTCTCTAATTAACATTTTACCAGAAGTAAAAGCAGCACCCTGAACAGCACGAGTCCATTGTGTTAGTAAATTCATTTTAAAGAAAGTGTTTTGCACACCTCTTAAAAATTTATTTCTTAACCTATCAGCACTAGCTAATCTATCAACTCCATTTAAAATTGAATCTTCTATAGCTAAATTACCTTGATAAAGTTCTTTCCAGTATTCATCATCTACATCTTTAAAAGATTTTTTACCACCAAATTTACCTATAATGGGAGTATTCTTTGGGATATAAGAAGTTCCTATTTTTGTTAATTGGTCAAAGTTTTTTGTAACTTCTTTAGCTATGCCTGTTAAAATATTTTTAGTAGCTTCAGGATAATTTTTCATATTTATTCTACTAAATAATATTAAAGGCTCTGTAATACTAGATAAAGTTGCAAATCCTAAATGAGCCATTTGTTGCACTAATCTTAAAGTTTCAGAACCTCCTCTTTTAAAAGAACCTATAATTCCTCTTTGACCTAAATCTGCACCGTAAACTTCAGACAGTCCAGTTATTTCTCTAAATAAATTTTCTATACCTTGTAAACTTGAATCTATTTCGCCTCTAGCAGCACCTAAACTACTTAACTCATCATCAATAGGATTTAACCATTTTTTTTGAAACTCTTCTATAGTTTTAACTCCAAACGATTTTTTACGAGCTAAAACTTGAGACATATTTAATATGTAATCATTTAATACTTCCATAACATCGTTATTAATTACATCTATAGCAGTTAGTTCTGTGTCAGGGATATTATTAAATATTCTATGCTGTAAAAAAGGTTTACCACCACCTATATTTGGAATACTACCAACTTTATATTGTGAATATTTAAGGTCAAGCATATTGTCTATAATTCTGTTAGCTTTTAACTCTTGTGCTTTTTTTAAAATATCATCATCTGTTGCATCATTAGATAATCTTTTTTTAGCTTCTGCAATAAAATCTGTACCTTTACCAAATACATCTTCATCTTTACCTAATGTATTTGCAGGAATACCCATTTCTTCTTCACCTGCAGCATTTATATATTTAGTTAAGTATTTTTTTTCATTTATTTTGTTATCTGGATTAGCGTAGCCATATTTAATTAATAAGTCTTTAAAAGCTTCCCTATTTTGTTCTAATGAACCATGTTTAAATAATCTTGGAAAATAATTTTTAACTTTACCAAACTTTTCAAATACACTTAACTTACTACCTTCATCAAACATATCATCTAATAAACCTTGAACTCCTTTTATACCTTTATCTTTATCGCCAAAATAAGCTTTTTTAATGTCATCAGATATAGTGTATGTTTTATTTCTATAAGTAAATGTTTTAGCTTGACCGCCTGTTTGCATTAAATGAAGTAATCCTGCATTATCTTGTGCTGTTATTTTTCTACTAAAACCTTTGAACCCTAAATTATTAAAAATTCTGTCTATACCAATGCCTTTATATTGACCCATGTACTTATCAAGTTCTTCAAAGTATGAAAGACTCATAGAGTCAGTAGATTTGTTTTTACCTAGTGTAGTTCTAGTAGCATCGTAACGTAAAGCCAATAAAAAATTCTTTAAAGTTTCTGATGATTTAGATAAAGTTTGAAACTCACTTGTGGCTTTACCAAAAAACGGTAATTTAGATATAACAGCATCTATCCATTGTTTAGAAGCATCCAGTCCTTCGTATGGATTATCTTTAATTGTATTAGTAAGCTCATCAGCTTCTAATAGTTCTTTTCTAGAAAGACCGTCAGTTTGTTTAATAATTTTATCTTCGTTGTGATATCTAAAAGCTCTATTAAAATATTTAGTGCCACTATAAAGTCCAGCACCTAAACCAAAAACTCCACCTATACCTCCACCAATTAAAGTATTATTTTTAACTTCATTCCAATCTATTCCTTCTCTATTACCTAAGTCTAAATCTATATCTTGATTATAATAATTATGCAATCCTGCCCATGTAGCACCTTCTGCTGCTGTAAATATTGCAGGTCTTGCTGCAGCTTTACCTGCCTGAGAAAAAGAATATCTTTTAGCACCTTCTAATATTATTTTACTAGCTGCCTGTTTAGCTACTAAAGAAGTACCTCCAGTAAAAGGAGCTGCTAAAAGTGCTACTATAGTAAAAGGGTCAGAAGCTATATCAATACCTGCATCTTTTACTAGTTCTGCATATTCATTCCAGCCTGATAGGTCAGTGTTAGTAAATTTCTTTTGTAATCTATTGTAAGCATCTATTTCTTGTTGATTAATTGTATTTGTTTGATATGCTCTATACATAGATTGTGCTACATTAAACTCAGTGTCTCTAAGAGTTTCAGCTATTTCATCACCTTTTTTATTTAAAGCATTGGCTACAATATCCCAATCTTTTAATACGTCAGGGTCATTTTCAAAGTCATAGACACTTTGGAAAGCTTGTTTAGGCTCTTTAGTTTTAGTTATAGGTATGTCTAATGTAGGTACAGAGTATCTAAAAGTCTGAGGAGTCTCAGGCTTTTCTTCTGTAGATTGGAAAGTAAAATTAGGTACTGTATAGTCTGTCATATTTATCTTCTAAACATAATAGTTTTTAAGAACATATCATCACGACCTTGATTAAATTGATTTATATAAGAATCATACAACATGTCTCTATCTTCATCACTAAGGTCACCAGCCATGTAATCCATGTTACCGTAAGTAACTATTTTATTTTTTAGTTCTTGTGGAGGCATAGATAAATTAATTAAAAACTCTCTACTTATTTCTTGTGGAGTTTCTAGATTATCTAGTTCTGTAATTTTATCTTCAAAACCAACTTGTTTTTTTAAACTATCTTTCTTAAATTCAATACTAGAGTTTAAAAACTCATTACTAGATAAAACATCATTGCTTTTATTTTTAGCTTTACCTATAGAAGACTTAATATAATCTGACTCATTAACACCTGATGAAAAGTCTTTTACATTTGATAAATCTAAAGCATCCATAGGTCTGTCATAGTATAAAAGATTATCTTTAATATAAATGTTTCCTGATTTAATTAAATGGTCAGCAGCAATCTTTTCATAGTAGAAAGGTACATCTTCATTAACAGCTCTATTAGTTCTAGGGTCTATATCTCTTTGCCTATAAAACTCTGCTATGATAGGTACATCATTTGCAAAAGCACTTTCTATAGATATGTTTTCTCCTTGAAAACTAACATTACCTTGATTGTCTGATATTTTCTTTCTAACAACATAGCCTTCGCCTCTTTCTTGTGGCTCATCTATACTACGTTGTTCAAGTCCGGGTATTTCAGCATAATATTTTTCACGAAACTCTCCTGTAGGTTTAATTTTTCCTGAAAAATAACCAACATTATAACCCTCTACTACGTTAAAAAGTTCTGTTTCAAACTTACCGTCATCTCTTAGTGTTTGTAATTCAGACTGACTTAACAAACTCGGAGAAACATTTTTGTCATCTTTTGATAATTTAATTAATTGTAAGTTTGGTTGAACAGTAAAGACAGCCTCTTGAGCATCACTAAGTTTATTATCAGCTTCTCGTCTAACTATCTCTTTTCTAAAAGGACTATATCTATTTATATCAGGAACATATGGAGTATCTAATAAAGATTCTTTAAACTCGTCAATGTTTTTAAGAGTTTCAAAGTTTGTTACTTCATTAACACTGTTAATATATTTATTAAACTCTTCTTCAGCTTTGTATACTAAATATTCGTATTTACCTACAGTACCTGCATTAGTCCTTGTAGATGAATTAATTAAACCTTCTAATCCAAAAGATAAATCTGCCTTGTCGTATACAGAAGCAAAAACAGCATTTCTTCTATCATTACTTAATCTAGATATATTAAGAGGAATGTCAGATATAACATTTTCATCAATAAGCTTGTCATAAAAAGGAGTTAATCTTTCAACTTCAGAGTTAACAAAGTTTTGAAAAGCTTCTACAATAGCTTTATTTTTAGCTACTGGATTTTTTTCGAAAGCTTCAATGCCTCCTAAATCTTTAAACTTTTGCCCTATGTCAGTATTGTAAAAATTATTTAATACTATTTTTTCAACACCTTCTGCTCTATTTTCAGCAGAATTAATAAGGTCTATTTCTTTTTGTCTTTGATTTACATTTCTTAATTTTAGTTCCTGATTAGCCTCATACATGTTATTGTTAAATTTTTCATTATTAAGATTAGCTGTTATGTAATCTTTCTTTTGAGTAGCAGGAATATTTATTAAAAAGTCACCCATAAATTTATCTAAAAACTGATTTGTAAAACCAACAAATTTATCCCTATCTTGTTGTTTTAAATCACTGCCAAAAACACTTCCTTTATAATCAAGAAGGCTTGTACCGAAATCCATTTTCTTTGCCATATTATCCTCTACTTAATAAACTATCAGGGTTTGGTTGTTCTTGTCTAGCTAACAAACTAGAAGGCTCTACTCTTTCTTCAACCTCTTTTAAGATTTCTTGTGGTATTGGTTTTTCACTAACTTCTTTTTTAGCTATCATACTTTGAAGTTTTTCTATACCACCATTTCTATTTACTTCATCAAAGAACATTTTGTCTAAATCATCACCCTCTTCTAAATCAGAGTCATCTTGTTCTATTTTATATTCTATGTTTGCTTTGTTTCCTAAAGCCATCACAAAAAATGTTGCAGGTTCTGCTATAAGTAAAGCAACATTAGGATTATAAGCACCATCTAAAAAGCCTTTGAAAGTCATTAAACTACCAATCTCTACTGCAGGTACTCCCATGCCTAATAAGTCAACAATAGACTTAGCCACCTCTGGTTCTGACATAGTTGCAAACAAAGCATCCTTAGCATCGTTAGGGTTTACATATTTAGGAGGTCTTTCAAAAGGTCTAGGTTTATCAGGACTTCTTACTAAAGAAGCTCCCGGAATCTTTTGAGTTTCTGTTAGATGTTTAGCTATAGCATCGTAGTTATCAGCTTCATTAATAGGGTCAGCTTCATTAACTAAAGGAACTGGCTCCTCATCTAAAGTTTTACCTAAAGAATCTCCTAAAAATTCTTCAAGCGTTATATTTTTATTTTCTAATTCATCTACTAATTGTAGTGCAGCACCACTAGGAGATGAACTTACTATAGGCTTTATTCTCTTTGACATTTATTACACCGTATATTGTAGACCCGGAACTTCAACACCATTAAGTAAACTTACTCCTGCCATTTGTCCGTAGTCTGCTGTTCCGTTTCCATAAGCTAAACTATTTACTAAGTCTCCATAAATCTGAGCAGTGTTACTTCCAGAAGACATTCCAGAAGCTAAGTAGTTACCGGTAAGTTGAGCAACTCCTCTACGGTAACTATCAAACATATTTTGTACTCCTCTACTTCCAGAAGTTACTGGAGTGGATTTAGTAGCATCAGATAACTGTTGTTGAAGAACTCCAACTCCTGTTTGCACTCCTGCATTAATACCAGCCTCTGTAGCAGTAGCTTTCCAGTCAAAAGGATTATTAGTATTTTCAGCACCTGATGTTACCTTAGCTAAGTTAGCTGTTGATTTATCAATAACATCTTTAGCTATTGATACTTGCTCAGTGGATTTGTTAATAACATCTTGGGCTATTGATACTTGCTCAGTAAACTGAGAATCTGTAAGAATTTCACCACCGCCAAAATCATCAAAAGCTCCTGCAGCATCTGCAGCATCTGCTTGAACTTGTAGTGCTTTATTAGCTTGAGCAGCTTTAATACTTTGACCAATCTTAGCAAAAGCAGCACCTGTAGCAGCACCTATAGCTCCAGAAGCTAACCATTCTTTAGGTTTTTTACCTGCTATTATACCGCCACCAGCACCAACTACAGCACCTGTAATAGCACCTACAGCTACAGAGGATAAAGCAGGTGCAGCTAGTGCTATAGCTCCCGGTAACATCACCGCAGCAGTTATCAAAAGACCTGCTCTTACATATTTATTCTTCAAAGCTTTCTTGGTGAAGTCTGCTGTTTTCTTAACAACTTTTTTAACACCTTTTACAACACCTTTTACAGCTTTACCTACTCCTTTAAATAAACTAGAAAACATTATGTAACCTCTATTTCTGTTAATTTATTTATCATATTTTTCATAATCTCGTGTGCTTTATTCATAGCCTCTTTATCATTGTATTGTCCTGCTAAGAACTCTGAAGTTAATTTAGCAGCTATACTTTGGTCAGCTAATTGTTGGTCAAATATAAAACTAGCTTGGTCTCTCATATCTTGCCAATAACTAGCTTGTGCTTGAGCAGTTAAATCAAAATTCATCTTAGCTGCCATTTCAACTGATGCATTAGTAGCAGCAGTCTCAGCAGTATTAATTTTTCTTTGCCACTCAACATTAGACTGCTCTATAAGTAAACTATTCTTTTTATTAAACTCTACTCTATTATTATCTACTGCAGCGTTAAATTGTTCTATTTGATTACGAGTCATTGCATTGTATTTAGCAACCTCTAATTGTCTATCAGCATCTCTAGATGCAGCTACATTTAAAGCATTAGCATTAAATTCTTTCATAGCTAACATGTTTGCAGCATTAGTTCTATCTATATCTGCAGCTAAACTAGCCATAAATTCTTGTACTTGTATTTCGTTTCTAGCATTAAATTGTCTAGATGCATTTTCAGCAGCTTGATTACTTAATAATGCTTGTTGTTCATTTTGTGCTTTTATAATACTCGCTTGTTGTTCATTATTAAGATTAGCTAAATCCATTTGCATAAAAGCTTGAGCATTTTTAATTAACCTTTGTTGGTCTAAATTAGCCTCTGCTAAATTAGCTTGAGATAATAAAGCAGCATTTTGTAATGTAGCTTGTTGTTCGTTATTTGCCTCAGTGATACTTACAGTTTGTAAAAATCTACTGTTTGTTAAATTAGTTTGTTGGTCTGCACTAAACTGAGCTAAGTCTAATCTAAATACATTATTAGCATTAGTTAAGGCAGTCTGTTGTCTAAATTTTGCATCTTCTATAGCTACTTGAGCTTCTATGCCTCTTTCTTGTTGTATAGACCTTTGAATAGCAGTAGCATTACTTTGAGCTATGGGTAGTGCAGATTGAATAATAGTATTAAGTAAAGCATCTCTACCAACACTAGAAGCACTCAATCCTCTAGCAGCTAATGTTGCTTCTACAGCAGCTACAGCAGGTCTAGCCCATGCAGGAATCTCTCCCTCTTCAATACCTTTTAGTAAAGTATCCATTTGGTTACTGACTAAGGCTTCTTCAGGTAATCCAGCTACTAAACCTCTTTCCTCATCAGTTAGTTCCATTAAAGCTTCTTCAAGAGCTTTAGGGTCATTACCTAACTGAGAAATAGTTAAATCATCTATACCTGCGTTTCTTAATTCTTCTTTAGCTCTAGTAACTCTTCTAACATCTAGTCCACTTACTTCTGCAGCTTCTGCAATAGCTTCAGGACTCATTTGAGCTTCTAATCTTTCAGCTATGGCTCCTTCTTTAATTTCAACTTCAGCACCTTCAATAGGCTCAACTCTAGTGACATCTGTTCTTTCAACCAAAGCCTCTGGTCTAACTTCACCAGTAGCAGCGTCTACTTCAGCTACTCCAGCTTGAACAGCCTCTACAGTTGGAGCTTGAATCTGTTCTGGTGCAGCTATTTGTGGAGCTTCATCTATTAAACTTACTGATTGTTTTTCTGGAGTATCTATAAGAGTACCAGCAACTTTTGTAACATCTCCTTCAGCTATTTGAGTTCCTTCACCTTTTAGGACTGCAGCTTCCATAGCCTCTTGACCAACAACTTCTCCTATAGTTTGAGGTTTAAAAGGTTCAACCGGTTGCATAGCTTGGTCAGCTAATTCTTGTCTACGAGTCTCTACATCTGCAGAAGTCTGAACTGTTGATGTGGCAGTAGCAGCTTCGGCAGCAGCAGTAGCAGCTTGTTGAGCATCTTCAGCAGCTTTGTTAGCAGCTCTAGCAGCTTCTGCAGCAGCTTTTTCTCTTTCTTCTTCTGCCCTATCTAAATCACTTTGAGGAACTCTAAAATCTGCACCGGGTTCACCACCCATCATACCGCCTCTGCCACCAACTTGATAGCCTACTCTACCGCCTTTGGTATAATCCAAACGATTTGCAGTTCTAGTTTTTTTTCTAGTCTTCTTTTTCTTTGCCATTGTATTACCTTAGTTCAAATAGTTTATCTATCTTCTCATCAAGTTTTTCGAGTCTAGTCATAAGATTTTCCATGTCATCTCTTAATTCATTTTTAGTAACATAGTCTCTCGCAAGTTCCTCACGAGTTTTATTTAGTAGGATGTCTAAGCGTTTAGCTTCTGTTGTGTTCTGTCTGATACTATATAATATTGGAGCTAATACTAGAGTGATTATTATATTCCAAAATATATCAGGAGTAAACTCCATATTGTTATCCTATAGTTTTAGTGACAGATGTAGGTGTAACTTTTTCAGCTATGTTAGCATCAAGACTAGCTTTCATTGCAGTAACTTCATCAGCTCCTAAAGCTGCTTCAACCCAACCTTGTACATCACTTGCTGTTAAGTCTGCAAAGGCTGTGAAGCTTGATAAGTCTGAAGTGTCTACTGATTGAGTTCCATAAACATCCGATGTGATATTTACTTCTACTCCATCAATAGTTTCTTTATTAGTGTCATCAGTAGCTGTTAGTCTCCAGTGAACATTGTGCACTACATCGGACTTAGAATCCTTTGTCGGATAAGTGTCAACGGTACTTACATCCCATGTGTATGATATTGCCATTTTATTCTCCTTTGAGTGTGTTAATTTCAGATTGTAAGGCTTCAATCTGTG